TCGGATTTCAATATAACCGTTCTTACCACTTGGTCATAGGAGATAAAATGAGCGAAACAAACGCAGAGAATTTGGCTTGGCTTGTCAAAGTCGGCCAGATCAAGGATACAAAGGCTGCGAAGCCAACGACAACAGAAACCGAGGAAAACTAAATGGCTATATATCTAAATAACAATGTTGGCGTGAAACTCGCAACCGCAGCCGCGCCAACTGTACCTTCAATTGACATCAGCGCGTATGTCAGCGGAATTACCTTAACGCAAATCGTAGATGAGCTGGAAGTCACGACTATGGGTGATCTCTCTCATAAGGTAGTGGGTGGATTACAATCCGCAACGCTACAAATTGACTTCTTTAATGACTGGGGCGCAGCCGCAGTTATGACCACTCTACAATCAGCCTTTGCCACAACATTGGCCGTCTCAATGATCACTGTAAAGGGAACCGCCGTGAGCGCGACTAATCCCACTTATCAGTTCTCAATCTTTGTCAACAACCTGACCCCAGTGGGCACAGGTGGGGTTGGCGATGAAGCTGCATCCAGCATTTCATTCACCGTGAACACAACAGTCACTGTCTCAACATCAGTGGCATTCTAAGGAGCAAAAAATGGCACGCTTGAAAATCACCAGGGCCTCTGGGGATGTGGTCGTTCCGATCACTCCAGTGGTTGAATATGCGTTTGAAAAGTACACAGGCAAAGGCATTCATAAGCAGTTCCGGGACGAAGAGAAGCAGAGTGACATCTACTGGCTGGCGCATAACGCGCTTTCTCGCGTAGAGGTCATTCCTCCATTCAGCGAAGAGTTCTTGACGACTTTGATCTCAGTGGAAGTATTGGATGACGAACCTGCAAAAAAATAGATCGGGGGAGTTTCACCTACCTAGTGGCCTCACTAGCGGTGGAATTGCAGCTAAGCCCCAATGATGTTTTAGAGTTAGACGAACGAATGTTTAAAGCCGTGCTTCAAGTATTGAATGATCGAGCGAAGGAGAGGGCGAATGCCAGTAAACATAAGCGGCGTTGAACCCACTCTTAAGGCCATGCGTAAATTTGATGGGGTTCTCTATAAAGAGATGAACAAAGAAATTAAAGCTGCAATGATAACAATTCGTGATAAAGCCCGTGGCGATGTACCTATTCCCTATCCCAGCTACTTATACGGCTGGGAAAAGGGGAACAAGCCCTCAGCCGCACCAGTCTTTAATACTGGCGGGCGTGTTCGTGCGTTCCCGCTCTATGACGCATCAGAGGTCAAGCGTGGCATCGTTTATCGCCAGGGCAAGTCCAGAGTCAATAGGGCTGGCTTTGCAGCTCGTTTCTATGTAGCCAACAACTCAGCCGCCGGAGCAATCTATGAGACTGCCGGGCGTAAGTCTGGAGCTGATGGACAACCGTGGGTAGGCCCTAAGGGTGGAGGCCGGGATGTCAGCCGATCTAGCAACCCTCAGGCTGGAAGAATATTCATTGGATCCATGGGGCCTCTATACGGCAAGGGCAAAGAGCGTGGCCGTTTAATATTTAAGGCCTGGGAGCAGGATCAGGGCAAAGCTTACCTGAGTGTAATCAAGGCAATCGATAAAGCGACAACGACATTCAACACCGCTGGTGGTGCTGGAACTCAATCAGGTTATGCGCTGGGGGCCTAATGTCTAACTTACTAGTTAACGCGGTTGCTACCTGGAATGGCAAGGCACTGCAAAAGGGCCAGAAGCAAATAACTGGCTTTGATAAGAGCGTTAAAAAATTAGGCAAGACCTTTGCGGGTGTATTCGCCGCACAAAAACTCCTGGGATACGGCAAGGCTTCGGTTAAGGCATTTGCGGCAGATGACAAAGCCGCCAAGGTTCTGGCTAAGTCTCTTGACAATCTTGGCCTAAGTTACGCCAACCCACAAATCAAAGATTTTATAAGCACGCTTGAGGCCCAGTTCGGAGTTCTCGATGATCAGCTGCGCCCGGCTTTCCAGAAGCTGGTTACTACAACTGGTGATTGGAGACAATCGCAGGATCTACTCAAGACTGCGCTAGATCTTAGTGCGCTCAGTGGCGGCGATGTCGTCTCAGTAGCTGCTGACTTATCCAAGGCCTATGCGGGAAATACGCGTGGCCTTCTCAAATACGGCTTAGGTTTAAGCAAGACTCAACTGGCAGCAATGTCTTTCGAAGACATCCTAAAGCAGGTCGCTAAGGTATCGGCTGGCCAGGCCACGGTTGCCGCAGACTCTTATGCTGGCAAGTTAGACAAACTCACGGTTGCAGCCGAAAATGCCAAAGAGACGATTGGCAAAGGCTTACTTCAGGCAATGACTGAATTAGGCGGGGCCAACGGATTTGAAGGCGCACTTAAAGGAATTGATGCCTTCGCCCAGGGCATTAGTGACGCAATCGTAAAACTAACGCGTTTGGCTACAATTGCTGGGTTCTTCATCTATAACAAAAAGGGCACAAACCCATTCACTCAAACACGCGAATTTAACGAAGCTAATGCTAAATCTGACATGTTGGCGCGCCGCCAATTCGGTGGCGCAGCGGCAAATAAATATATGGCTGAGGCTGATAAAGCGGCGGCCCTCAAATTAAAAAAGGCCAAAGCTGATGAGCTGAGCATGCTCTCTGCTAAGAATAAGCTTACAAAAGAAGAAGCTCAGATGAAGAAGGATCAGGCTGCCTTAGACAAGCTCAAGGAGAAGTTTGATCTAGAGCGCATCGGCTTAAATGCAGCTCTGAACCAGGCGACTGATGAAGAGACAAAGGCCCGCATTCGGGCTCAGATAGCCATCCTGGATGAGACTGGCAAGACTGCTCAAGCCGCCAACGATGCCTTGGTCAAGGCTCAAAAAGACAAAGTCGATGCTGAAATAAAAGCTGGCGATGCTTTGGTATATCTTGCAACTTCAGCTGGCAAAGCTTCAGGAGGAATCATCACATGGCTTTCTGCCTTGGAATACTCCAGGGAACGCTTTGGTAACGCCGGAGCAACTAAGCCATTTGTGGGCGGTTCGCCATTAATGCCTGGAGATAATAGCGGAGCAATTGGAGCGCAAGGCGGTGGCACGACTACGGACTCACAGAAAAGAGCCGGAGAAATATTTGGCGCAGACACAAACATCCCAGTTATTCCAGTTCCAATTTATGTGGCTGGATCCGGCGGAGGAGCTGGTCAAGGCGAAGGTCAAGTTCCCGCAGGAGCCATTTCTGTCACGGTGAATACAGGGCCATCCATGGCGGATGAGAACACCATTGTTGACGCGGTTCAAATGGCCTTAAACGAAATCGCACGGCGCGGCTACTTGACAACCTACGCAGGGGCTTTACCAGCATGACGCTTCCTGTGATTAATGCCTACATTAACTTCAGCACGGGCCCTAGCTTCGCACAAGCTCTCATTCTGGATCAAGGCATATTAGGAACAAATGTTTTAGCTGATGCTGCCGCAGTGATTGTGGATGTCTCAAATGTGGTGGACTCAATCAGCACCAAGCGTGGCCGCAATGCTCAGGCAGACCAATTCCAGACGGGCACGCTTTCCCTGCGCATTGTTGATCAAAATGGTGACTTCAACCCGATGAATATTTCAGGGCCCTATTATCAGCTTCTTACGCCTATGCGTAAGGTTCAGATAACTGCCACTTATGGTGGCGTGACTTACCCAGTCTTTAGCGGATTCATTACTTCCTACACAACCACCACCCCACAATCGGCCGTTGGCGATGTTGTTTACACGGTCATAAATGCAGTCGATGCCTTCAGATTGGCCCAGAACGCTCAGATTTCTACCGTGGCAGGCACTAGCGCAGGTCAACTAACTGGGGCCAGAATTAATAATCTTCTGGACGCTATTTCCTGGCCTAATTCCATGAGGGATGTAGATCCGGGTTTGACGACAGTTCAGGCAGATCCGGGCACGGCCAGAACCGCTTTGGCGGCGTGTCAGACAATCGAGACAACAGAATTCGGGGCTTTTTATGTGGATGCCGCCGGATCCTTCGTCTTCCAGGATAGGAACCTCACTGCTTCCAGCGTAGCTGCGCCCCCAGTAGTCTTTAACGATAACGGCACGGAGATTGATTATTTCAACGCCACCTGGGTCACAAACGACACCCTGGTGTATAACGAGGCCAATATTACGGCTACGGGCCTGGCTACTCAGAGCGCGTCAAATGCGGCGAGTATCGCCAAGTACTTCCTGCATTCCTATAACCAACAGAACTTGTTGATGCAGGATACCGCCACCGCCCTTAACTACGCTCAGGCCTATGTAGCCTCAAGAGCTGAAACAAGCGTGAGATGTGACGAAATCCTCCTGGATCTATACACGGCTAACTACAATGCCGGGATCATTGCGGCCCTAGATTTGGATTACTTTGATCCAGTTACTATCACCACCAACCAGCCAGGATCTACAACCCTGACCAAGACCCTACAAGTATTCGGTAAGTCGATGGACATAACACCGAATTCATGGCGGGTTCGTATGACGACACTTGAACCCATAATCGATGGTTTCATTCTAAATAGCACGCTTCATGGCATACTTGATA